ACCTACGGCCTTGCCGCTCACTCCCTCGACGAGCTGAAGACTGCGTGGACAGACCGCGTGAAGGTCCTTGCCCGCGAGCGCTATGAATCCTATGGAGACCTCCTCTACGCGCACTTGCTGGAGGTGGTCGTTCCAAACAAGGAGGTCTACTTCAATCGGCTCCTGACGATCATGTCGACGGCGATGACTGCGAAGGAGCTGGAGGTCTCCCTCTGGACCTACACGGCAGCCTACTCCAAGGTCCCAGGAGAGCCCGTCTACGAGACGCGGATTGGCACGTCCTCTATGGGCGTCGTCGCTCTCCCTCCACTGCCCGTCTACAAGATCCTTCAGCACACAGACGTCCTCCCGCATCTCGCGTCAAGCTTCGGAGCAGACTTCCACATCTACGACCGTCATGTGGAGATTCTCAGTGAGACGGATGAGCGTTGCCAGACCAGGCGAGAGCTGGTCCTCGCCTTCTATCCTCGCGGTCTTCCTCCCTACCTCCTGGGCAAGGTTGTCGACGCGTACAACCGCCACTTCAATCGCGCACCCTACTCTCCCTCGTGGGCAGAGGTCGTGGTGCTCAACGACCCTCTGGCAACGCCAGCGCAGACTCCCGTGAACTCTCCGCCACGGCTTCCTCGCAAGTGTTACTGTGGAGACCTGGACGAGGACTCGGACGTCTAGGTGACAAAAACGGATGCGTTCACTCCGAAGAAGGAGAGACAGTACCCCCAACTCTCACAGTCTCTTTCAAGCACACACTCAGCCTTGACAATGGACACCACTCTCGCTCACTGCAACATGCCGTGGGGCGATATGCTGTACGAGGAGCAGCAGAACAGGAAGACGGCGCTTCTTCGGATGCCCGAGCCCGAGTGGCTCGCGTGCGTCAACGCCTACTTCACCACCCTCAAGGGCAACGGTGTCGCCCTCATCTCCGCCCTCGCCTGGGCGAACGAGATGAGCGGCCGCCGCGCGGAGTTCCAGTCGCCCAAGCCGGCGAGCCTGGGACAGCCGATGCCCGACGAGGAGCGCAACTGGCGCGTCTGGAAGGATATGGTGGAGGAGCCCGAGAAGTACGGCTCTGACATCGGTGAGTGGACCGCCCTCGACGAGGAGGTCCGCCGTGGCCCCAAGCGGTGGCGCGTCGCCGCCCACTGGTACGGCAAGGTCCGCGAGTTCGAGGAGTCCGAGTATTCCCCCGCTGCGACCGTCATCCAGGCCGTCTGGCGCGGACACGTCGCCCGCTCGCTGCTCGCGCACCGCTTTACCTGCGCCCGCTGCCTCGCCCACGGCGTCTGCATCCACCCGTGGACGGAGCCCGACAGCTACATCTGCTCCTCGTGCAACGACGAGTGGATCACGGTGCTCAAGGTCCTCGGGCACGAGCTCGAGCAGGAGGACGACGAGTATCAGGAGTGGCTGGACGACTATGAGGCGCGCGTGGCGGAGGACCGGGTCCAGGGCCTGGAGGAGGAGGTCTGCGCCGATTGCGGCGAGGACATCCTGATGTATGCGGCGAAGGTCGGAGGGGAGTGGTTCTGCGCCGAGTGCATCCACGACTGGGAGGCCTGCGACCGCTGCACGCGCCCAATCCCCCTCGGAACCCGCTGCGACAACCACTGCCGGGAATGCGGAGACGACTTGACAGGACTGGGACCAACAAACGGCTTCTGCTCGACGGACTGCCACTATGACAACTGGAAGACGACCTAAACACAAAATCATAAAGAGCGGGGTGGAATGAGAGCGTCCCTCAGGGGTGGGAGACGTTTTCTCATGCCCGCTTGGTCTTGGCGTAGGACGCGTTGAGGCCGGTGACCTCAAAGAGAAGGTGGAAGGCCGCGCCCGCCACGAAGAGGGTCACCCATTTTCCGTACGACCCCAGAACCTTCTCGGCAACCCAATAGATGGGGAGGAGAACCAGACCGACAAGGATAGCTTCAAGCAGAACGTTCATGAAAAACGGATTGTGCTCTCGCGAGAAACAAAACAGACTCACAATGAGGACGATTCAGACAGCCCTCGCAGAGACACTCGCACACTTCCCCTCCTCCCTCCATGCCCAGATTCTTCCTGACCCCGATCTCGAGACGCGGTGGCGCATTGAGATCGACGATCCAGAGGTTCCAAACTCGTTGCTTGAAGTCGAGGTTCTTGAGTTGGAGGGAGATGCTGTCGGGTGTGTCCTCTATCGCAGACACATCCCCGTTTGGATGATGAATCGCTTCATGAACCTCCTCATGCAGCGACTGGATAGCGCCCCGCATCCTCCCGGCGGAGAGCCTACAACTTAGCGACCTTGTCTGCGACGACCTTGACGAGGACGACCTTCTCTCCGACCTTTATAGAACATCCATGGACTTCCGGTGTACGACACGCCGTACAGAAGACACCACCACATCCACACTTGAACTCTAGGTGGCTTTTCTTCTTACAGTGTCCGCACTTCATTTGGTGCTGTCGTCTTTGTTTGGACCACAAGGTCGGTTTTTAGACAGGGACACGGCGTGGGAGCACAGGGCGCAACACAGACATCAAGCTTGGTCGAGGCCGGGCAGGCGAGATGACGAAGACTGGATTCACGATAGATACAGCCTGACTCGCAGAGACTCTTGATGGAGGGACCGAGAGAACAGACCTTGCGAAGCATTGCTGTTTCCGGACGCTGAAGTGAAAATCTGTTCTGAAGACAATGCGGTATACCACGGTCGTCGACCCTGGAGTCGACTACGACCCTCGTCAGTTTGCGAACGAGATTGCGGTCTATCTGGCAGACCCGGATGGATGGCTCTCTCGCGGTGTGACGTTCACGCCGGTTCGTGAGTCCTCCATGGCAGATGTCGTGATCCATCTTGCTCCTGTCTCGAAGATGAAGTCGATTGGATGCGACTCGCATTTGTCCTGCGCCGAATTCAATGGACGTCAGATCCATCTGAATGCGATGCGGTGGGGGGACGGAGCCCGGGAGAGCAAGCTCTCCCTCAAGGCGTATCGGCAGTACATGGTCACGCACGAGATGGGTCACATTCTCGGGTATGACCACACACGGTGTCCAGGGAAGGGAGTCCCGGCTCCGGTGATGATTCAGCAGACCATGGGAATTGGTGCGTGCAAACCGAACACTCGCGTCACGAAGTATGATAGTAAATGATGTACATCGTCTTCCCACGAGGCGACCTCGGATGGGATGACATTCGACTCTACACGACCTTTTCCGCTGTCGAACGTCTCCTCCATGTCGGAACGTATGCGATTGGGTATGAGGGTGCGGATGAGCTTGTTCCTGTCTGGCTGTTTCAACTGGAGTCTGGGCGTATCCGGCGCTACCCGGTTAATCGGTGACCTTCAGGATGAGAACCCCGCCGGCAATCATCGCAATCGCAAGGAAGTCGTGGAGGTGGAGCATTTCCTTAAAGAGCAACGTTCCGACCACAGTCGTCGCCACGACCGAGAGTCCTGACCAGAGCGCATTCGTCATCGCCATTCCAGTCGACGAGAAGGTGGACCGAAGGAGATAGCCCACCGCTGCATAGAAGAGAACCCCAACCGCAAACCACGCAGTGCTGTCGGTGCTTCGCTTGAAGCACGACATCGCCATCGTCTCCAGCATCACAATCAACAGGACATACCAATACACGCGCGGGATGTTCATTGTTCTTCACATGGACTTTAGTTGGAGTACGCGAGCCCGCCCATGCCGCTCATGATGCGGAGGATGTTGTAGTTGACGGCGTAGAGGCGGAAGTTGTAGGGGTACGACTTGGTCGGGTAGTTGCCGATATCCGTCGACGTGCGGATGCTGTCAATCACGAGGGTCGCGTTGTCAATGCGAGAGAAGTTGCAGGTGCCGGACGGCTGGTGCTCCTCGGGGGCGATCGCGAAGGAGTACACGTTGATCGGGTTCGGGGCGGGCGCCGCAATGACGGGGGTCGCAGTCAGAGAGGCCGGCGCAAGCGCACGGGCGTACCCACCGCCGGTGTGGTGCTGGTAGGGCTGGACCTTCCAGAAATAATCGCCGTAGCGCTCCTCGAAGCGGTCCTGTCCGTTGATCTGGATGCGAGAGCGGTTGACGATGTCGTCGTAGCTGAACGGCTGCGTGTACGCCGCAGGGGTGTAGTTGGGGCTCCCAGAGGACGCGGGGATCGAGCAATCCGTCTTGCGGGCATCCTGGAAGACCCAGATGAGCTCCTTGATGGGGTGGTTGAGGGTGAGGTCGATACGCTCGGAGGCCGAGGTGATCTGCTGCTGGCCCTCAAACTGGAGCTGCTCGATGAGGTACTCGTGCGACTCCTGGGCAAAGCGACGGCGCTCCTCCACGTCGAGGTAGACGTAGTCGATGTAGAGCGCCATATCCTTCGGCGCAGGGAGGGCACCCGCTGCAGCCGCGAGGGACGCCCCCGTTGCCGCTGCACCCTGGACCAGGTTCACGGCGTCGTTGAGGGTGATGTTGAAGCGAACCTCGTGGTACTGGAGGGCGATCAGCGGGAGCGCCAGGCCCGGGTTGCGGTTGAACCAGAACTGGAAGGGGACATAGATGACGTCCGGGCGACCACGGCAGAGCGGGGAGGTCGTGTCGGCACTCTCGTAGGCGCCACCGACGAGGTTGTCGAGCTTCATCGCCGTATCGAAGTCCGCCGTCAGGGTCTCCCAGAGGTAGAGCCACTCGCCGTACTGGCGGTCGATGATCTGGCCACCGATCTCCACCTCGACCTGCTGGACCATGAGGTAGCCCAGGCGACGCTTGGCGCCACCGGTCCATTTCTCAAGGTTCGAGACACCATCCGTCACGGGAAGCGTGATTTCGAGATAGGTCTTCCAGATGAGGTCGGCGTTGCGATTGACAACAGCCACGACACGCTGCCCCCAGGCGGGCGCGCCGGTGAAGTTCACGCGGAAGGCCTCCATGGCGAAGTTGGTGTGACGCTTGTAGAGGATCTTCCAGAACGTGATATGCGGATTGCCACTCAGATAGGCATCCTGTGCGCCGTATGCAACAAGCTGAAGGAGACCACCGCCCATTTGTTTATACCTTCTGAAGGAAAACTTCTACTTGAGAAGACTGCGCGCACAGACAATGTAAAAGAAGAGGGCGTTGAGGATGGCGATGAGAATGCTGGGGAGAACGGCGAGCGCCATCGTCGGGCCCACCTTGGGGATCATAAGGTAGCGAATGAGGATCGCGGTGGAAATTCCAGTGATGATGAAGAAGACGACGTAAAAGTACTGGCAGGCGGTCTCACTCGAGATTCCCTTGGTCCAGTCGACTTCCTTGTTCTTGCTCTCCTTGGTGTCAGACATTTGTCTACCAAGAGAGATAAGAATGTCCAAGTCCTTTGCTGAACTGCTCCTAGATTTGCGGGCGCACCCAAGAGATGTGGGGGTGATGGAAAACGTTATGGATGACCTCCTTACAGGAGACCGAGGCCTTCCCGATGAGACTCTCTACGACCTAGAGGAGTTCCTCCGACAGGTAAGAGAGGGTGTGCGCGACAAACCCAGGGCCATCTCGGCAATCTACGACTACCTGGTTGGCCGCCTCGGGCGCCTCGGGCGGGCGGCTCCGGAGGGTGCCCCCCTTCGTCGGTCTGGCGGGCGTCGCAAGTCCCAGACGAAACGATTCGGCTCCTGCGTCAAGGCGGTTCGCAAGACCGTCAAGGCGCGCAAGGGGTCCACTGCAGAAGGAGCCGCCATCGCCATCTGTACCACCACCCTTCTCCACCCTCGCGGTCGCACGCTCAAGCGCTATCGGAAGGGACGTCTCCTGACCCAACGGCGGCGGTAAGAGCCACCCGACAGGCCATCTGCTCGGCCTTCTTTCGCGTCGAACCCGTTCCGTAGGCGATGTGGGTCCCAGAGGCATCACACACCGCCACGCGGATTTCGCCCTGCTTCGGGTCATTCGACAGCATGACATAGGTAGGTGTGCAGCCCATGACCTTCTGGCAATGCTTCTGGAAGAGGTCCTTGTAGTTCGTGGCCGACGTCACAACTTCCTCAATCTCGAGATGGGCTTCAAGCACAGCGAGCACGAAGGCATAGACAATGTGGAACCGATGCCCGCAATCCGTCCAGAGTGCCCCGAGGAAGGCTTCGAAGATATCGCCGAGCTTCTTCGTATTGTTCCGTCCATCAATCGCGGTCGACTCTTCGTTGTGTCGACTGATGACGTAGAACTTGTTCAGTCCAATCTCCTTCGAGAGCACACCAATTCGCTCGTTGTTGACGAGCTCCTTGCGGGCATCCGTCAGGAACCCCTGTTTCCGCTCCGGATACTTCCGGCGTAGATACGTGGCGACACAGACACCCAGAACGGAGTCTCCTTCGAACTCCAGGCACTCATACGACTCGTCTTGGAGGGGCATGACACCAGGAGGACACGGCGCGAGGTGCGCAGGGCGTCCATCGGGCGTGGTGTACTCTGTGCGGCGCACATAGGTCGTGTGGACCATCGCCGTCTGGAACAGCGAGGGTCGTTGCACGCGATAATGCGGCAGTCCGTACGTGTGGAGGACGCGGTGAATGTCCTTCTCCGTGAACCGGCGGTTGTTGGGATTGTACGGGCAATAGGTGTCCATTGTCTGTCTCCTCGCTCGCCGCGCGTAGGTCGGTTTTCACGTAAAAAATTGTGTGTCAGTATACCATACTCTCGAATTGATGGTGAAGCCCATGATGCTGCTGGCGAGTCGTGCTGTCGAGGTGAATCGCTCGGTGGTTGTCCACCTGACGCGTCTTCAATACGGATTTTTGCCTGAGCGGAGTCTCGCTCAGACACAGGAGATCTTAGACCAACTCCAAGATCTTGTGAGACAAATGAACCAGTCTCTTCACTCTCCTTCCAAGTTTCCTCCTCCTGCCGTTCCTCTTAAGTAGTCGCCTCGTCCTCGCTGAAGGGCTTCAGATCAAACGAGTAGTCCGTCGTCTCGAGCTTCCGCTCATGCCGGCGGATGATCTCCCGCATGACATCCTCGCCGTGCTCGGGCAGGATGTCTCGCAGGTACTCCTCCAACTGCTTCTTGGACAGTGTCCACCCCTTCTTCCACTCGCCAGGCTTCTTCACGAAGAAGACGAACTTGGACTGGTTGAGGGCGATTTTCTGCGGAAGGTCCTCGGACTTCCGTTCATTGTAGACCGCTGCAAGGTCCAGCTCCACCGACTGACGCTCTTCGCGCAGCTCGCGGGCCTTTCCGTTGAGGTCATTGAGACGCTTGGTGATATCGACGTAGCGACGCAGGGGGGAAGCCAGAGACTCCATTGAAAGGTTCTGGCTCAAACGGAAAGTATCCGTTTTTGAATAAGGAGATGTCGTGGCTCGACGAGGACCAAATCAAACGCCTGAAAGAGGTGTATACCAAGGAGCACCCTCGCGAGAAGCCGATCGGAGGGACGTCCTCCGAGGAGATCTGGAGTGAGCTTCAGCGTCGCATGTGGGAGCACTGCAAGACCGGGCAAGCCGAGTGTATCATGACCTCGCTGATGCGTCGCCCCAAGGCTCCCAAGGAATGGAGTCTCAATCGCTATGAATGGCTCAGCTCAGATGACATCGACGCCGCGGAGACCAAGCTCTTCGTCGAGATGGTGCCAGACTACTTCTACGTGGGGACAGTTCCGATGGACTTTGACCTTCAGTCTGAAACCAGCAAGTGCCTCGTGTCGACCCTCTGTGCCATGAAGCTCCCCGAACTCTTCGCGAAGGGCAAGCATCGCATCGGCATCGTCATCAATACGGACCCCCACGATGGACCGGGACAGCACTGGGTCGCCGTCTTCTGCGACATCCGCCCTGAGCTCGAGTTTCCTCGCATGACCTATTTCGATTCGTATGCCCAGAAGCCCGAGCCTGAGATCCGAACCCTGATGAAGCGCTGGAAGTCGCAGTGGGACGCGACCAAGACCCATACGCAGGGAATGAAGCTCACGTACAACAAGACGCGGCACCAGTACAAGGATTCGGAATGCGGGATGTACTGTCTCTATTTCCATTTGGCGTGTCTGCTTGAGATTCCGATGGACTCGAAACTCCCGGATGACGTCGTCAATGCCTTTCGGAACTTCCTGTTTCGCATGCCAAAGGAATCTCCCGCGAAGGAACAATGAAGGCGCTTCTGACTGCGCTGTTGGCGGCGCTTGCGGTCTACCTCCTCTATGATACGTGGACGCAGAAACATCCCGTGTCCCTGCGAACGGGTCGTCTGTGCGACTTTACAGTTGCGGGAGCGGTCTTCGAAGATCCCCAGAGTGTCATTCGGCGTGGCCTTCGACTCCTCGAGGTGCACATCTATTCCGATGAGCGCGACCAGCCGGTGGTCGCAACGAGCCCCCAGATGGCCGGAAGCAACATCGCCCAGGACAACATCTCCTTCGAGTCCGTCTGCGTGACGATTGCGAACGATGCCTTCCCGTCCAAGGACCCGTTCATCCTGTCGATGGTGCTCCACACGGAACGCACGGTGACCATCAACAAGGTCGCCGAGCACCTCACGACCATCCCGCGGAAGTTCCTCCTCCCCGATACGGAGATTCAGTCGGCGGAGGTCTCACAGCTCGCGAACAAGCTTCTGCTTGTCTCGGGAGGAGCGATCAATGGAACTGCGTTGGAGCCGCTGCTCAATCTCAATTGGTCCGATGCCGGTGTGCGTCGACTCACCTACCAGCAGGCCATCACGCCTCGCGACCCCTCTGAGCTCAAGCGCTTCACACGCGATGGGATTGCAATCGTAGCACCGGAGCCTGAATTCAAGACGATCGTTGGAAATCCTCGCGCCCCCCTTGCGTTCGGATGCCAGTGGAATCTCTTCCTCGACGGACCCCCTGGACTTGTCGCAAAAGAAAGTCGCGCGTCCTAAACAAAATGGATCCTGCGTCTACTGCTGTTGCTGCTGAAGCTGTGAAGGGTGCGGGCGCCGTTGCGGCGATGGCCGGGGGCAAGCGCTCCAAGTGGCTCGCCCACGTCAAGAAGACCATGAAGGCCCACAAGGGCAAGTCCCTCAAGGCCGTCCTCAAGATGGCCAAGAAGACCTACAAGGGTGGTGCCTCTGCGCTCTCCCCCGCCCAGGCCGGCGGCCGTCGCAAGACTCGCCGTGGCACTCGCCGCCATTAAAAGACACGCCTCTCCTAGAGGATAATGGACTCCCAACCTCTGACGCGTAAAGAGTCAAAGAAGTCCGCCAAGGACAAGAAGCAGTCCATCTATTCAACCAAACACATTCGCACTTTGGAGGCGTTGAAGGAGAAGCGCTCAAAGTAACCTCGCGTGCGAGACACGATACGTCCTCTGACGGTCTCTGTCTTTCGTCCGACCCCCACCCGCCAGCTTGCGGCAGGTTTTCCCATGGTAGGTTTTCTTCGCACACCCACTCTTGTAGTAGGCCACGTGATGGGCATATCCCTTGTAGGTTCCAATCGACACCCCGACCTCTGCCGAGAGCGCCTTCAGGAGACCATACATCCAGCGTTGATAGTCCTTCCGGCTTCCGAGCGAGGGCTCGCGGTCAGTGATGTACCTGTCATAGACCTTCCGGAGTGTCTCAAACGGATACACCTTGGCCAGCGCGTGAAGAAACGTCCGCTGGGTTGCCATCTGCTCGGGTTCAGGTGCGTCGGGGTAGTTGGTCGCAATCGCGAAGAGGAAGTCCCGGCCAGGAACCGCAGTGGGCTTGAGGGCTTTGTACCTTGCCTTGACCTCAGCGAAGGTCGGATCGGGACCCGGGTCGACGACCGTGGGATCCTCCTTGGCCTGGGCTCGGAGCTTGGCGTTGACGCGATTGTGGAGGTCGTAGAGCCACTTGCCCGGATCCCCGCGGAGGGGATGCTCCTTGACGAACTGCGTTGTGGACTCGCGACAGAACCGACACGGGAGAATGTCCTTCATGCTGTTCAGCACGTCGTCGGGGTGGTCGGAGGTAAAGGAAATGAGATGAAAGAGCTGCCATGCACTCGGCCCCCAGAAGCGAGTGTCCATTGTTCTAGGGCAGAATAATCTCGTGGAAGAAACAAAATGCTCGACACTAAGGATCTGATCATCATTACAGCTGCGATCTACCTGGGCTCGGTTGTGGCCAAGTTCTTTACCGCGCTGTCCGACGGCGTGATTGCCCCCATCCTCGCCCCCGCTGCGGCGGCCGGCAAGGGCGTTGCCGCCTACACCGTCACCATCGGCGGTGCCACCCTCAAGATCGGCGAGCTTGTCTCCTCCCTCGTCCAGCTCATCATCTCCTTCATCATCGTCGTCTTCACGATCGGCATCCTCCGCACCTACTTCCTCTCCAAGATCGGCGCCTCTCGTGTCCCTGCGTAAAAAAGTAGAGGTCTTGATACAAATGGCTCGCAAGACCTCTCGTCGTGGAGGTGCCTGGTATGACCCCCGGACCTGGCTCACCAAGTCCCCTGAGCAGAAGGCGAAGGAGTGCGCCGATGCAACCAAAAAGAAGGATGAGGTCTGTGCCGGTGAGGCGTCCGCTGCGGATGTCCCCAAGGAGACTCCTGTCACCGATACCTCAGCACCTGCTCCTGCCTCCAGCTCTGTTGGTGCGCGCCGCCGCCGTCGCGTCACCCGTCGCAAGACCTACAAGGGAGGGAAGCACCGCCGCTCCCATTAAAGCTGACCGAAGCGGAAGCTCGCCCATCCGCCCGCAGGCAGCTTCCCATACAGGGCCTCCACACGCTTCCGGAGCTCCTGAACTCCCACATTGACCTCGTTCTGCCGCTTCCAGTCCTTGAACGTTGTCGCAATCTCGGTCCATGAGACCTTCTCGTATTCCTCCGCGGGATCCGTGACGGTGTCGTCATTCGTGTGGAAGAACTCTCCCATGAACCTCGCAATCGCATCAGACTCCTCCTTGTAGTCGTTCGTGTAGGCCTCGACCTCCTTCGGCGGAGTCAACCGCGTAAGACCCTTGCCCTCCCGATGCAGGTGAATCAGGTAGGCCATGAAGCACTCCGCCCACTCCTGCGAGAGAACCTTGTGCATGATGCTCTCATCCATCGGGAGCTCATTCGCAGCCTTGGGCTCAGCGACGAACTTCGACGTGAACTCAATGACCTTGAGACGGCGCCAGGTACCTCCATCATTCGAGTTGACCTTGGGCTTGTCATTACACGCCAGGTGGCACTTGGCCTGAACGTCGAACTCCACCATCTCCTTCGACCCCTTGAAGAGGTCGCGACCGGTGACCTTCTCCGAGCTCGTGAGCTCCTTCATGAAGCCCGTCGACAGCGGCTCTCCCTCATCGGGCTCGGACATGAAGACGAACCGCTTGCCCTTCATCCGAATCAGCTCCGGATTGGCAGCCCCGGCAGCCCCGCGCTTCTGGGTGAACATCGCGATATTCGCCTTGTAGCAGTAGTCCCCGAAGGCCGTCGCGCACAAGTTCATCAGCATCGACTTTCCGTTCGACCCAGACCCCGTGAGGATGTGGAAGCGCTGGGTGAAGACACCCGAGAGGCAGGTCGCGAGGTGGTTGAGGAAGTAGACACGAGTCGCCTTGTGAGGGAGGATGCTCTTCAGGAACTTCTCCAGCTCCGGCCAGCAGGGGAACTGACTGTACTGGGTATCGAGGCGGTACTCGACATTGGTGCAGAAGCTGATGCAATCCTCGGGCTGACCCGGACGGAAGGACTGCGTCAGGGTATCGTAGACGCCATTCGTGAAGGCGATGAGGTGCTTGTTGTCATCGAGCTTCTTCGCGAACTCCTTGTCGTAGAAGAGGATGCGGCACTCCTTCATCACGCTCTCCTTGAAGCCCGTCCGGCGCAGCTTCAGGCGAGCTGCAGAGTACATCTTCTTCTTGGCCTCCGCCTTGCAGGTGTCACAGGTCAGGTCCGGCTCCTTGGAGTGCGCGCACTGCCCGAGCGTCATGATCGCCGCGAGCATCGCAGCCTCCTTGTCCGCGAAGAGGTTTGAAATCGACGAGGGAAGACGCTTCTGGAGCTCGACACCGTGGTCAGTCTGCTTCCAGATGTGCGTGTCGTACTGATACCACTCGTTGTTCCGGAAGTCGCCGCACCGGAACTCATCCTGGTACTTGGCCTTGATGACCTGCGCGAAGTCATACTCCGTCACCGTCTCGGCTGCGATGTCGACCAGGCGATCGACGTTACTCGCCTCAATCACCTTGAAGCCCTCCGGGTCATCCTCCAGCGACCACTTGCGGAGGCTTCCAATGCCCAGGCGCTCACCCTCCACGCGCATCGTGAAGCCATCCCAGGTCGTCCTCGCCTTCGCTGCACGGCCTGGCTTGGTCGTCTGCTCAATCCAATCGAGGAAGACGTCCTCCAGTTCATGGTGAATGTTCTTGAGGCATTGCCCGAGCGCCACCCAGGCATCATGCGCTCCATCGCGACGCTCCTCGCTGAGGTTCTTGACGTGCTTGTCGATGTAGTCCTTGTAGGCTTCCGTCAGAGGCGGGACATAGCCACCTCCGCGTCCCGGAGAGGACCCACGCGAGTCCGTTCCTCCACGCTCCATCTGCCGACCGCGAGAGACCGACCGGTTGACCGGAGCCTCCGCCGGTGGACGGCAGTGCTCCTTCGCATAGTCCGTGAGCGGAGTCTCCTCATCCTTCCGAGACCGGACGGAGAGCTTCTTGACGAGCTCTGGCGTGATGACCTCGGGAACCTTCTCATCCACGCTGAGCTCACCCGTCTCGGGATCCCAGTCCAGCATGTAGCGGATCTTGTACGGGAGCGCACCATCGGTGTTCTTCTTCGACCCGAGCAGGGGCCAGTTGTTCGTGTGGCTCAGGGGAGACTTGTCATAGACATCGTCCCAGGACTTCGTGCAGCCCAGGTCCGGGAAGAAGAGGTCCATGTCCTTCAGGAGCGAGCGACGGATGCTCTGCTCGACGTCCGCGCGAGTCTTGACCGCGGGGATTTGGATGTGGATTCCCGAGCTGGAGATGTCATCGGCCTTGCTGTAGGTCGGGTGGTCCTTCTCCAGGACGAAGAGCTCCACGCTCTCCGGAAGGACGTGATACTCCTTGAGCTTCGCCATGAAGGCGGTCGCGAAGGCAACGACCTGCTCCTGGGTATGCTTGTGCTCCTCCACACGGCCCTTGTACTTGAAGTCCATGTCAATCCGAACCTGACCAATGGGCGTCGACTTCTCAGTGAGGAAGCGAGCCTTGCAATTCCGAAGGTCTGCACAGTAGAGCTTCAGGAACTCCTCCTGGTCATCGTCGTTGATCATCCACTTCTCGCGATTCTCGAAGGACCAGTGACTGAAGGGCTTGTCCTTGTCCGTGACCTGCCGACTGACCTTTTCCCGGTCGGTCTTTCCATTCGGGTTTCCATTCAGAAAGAGATCCAGACGAGTCGCCATGATACTCCCCTCGACAACTTCTGGGCGACCCATCCGTTTTGAACGCACAAAAACGGACCCGGAATGTCTCTGGAGAAGACAAGCACAATGAAGTTCTGCCGCGATTGCTCGAACTTCCTCTTTGACACAATTGAGCGTGAGGTCGATGGGAAGCGTACGGCCTTCCGCAAGTGCAGGTCGTGTCCCTATGAGGAAGCCGTGACCAAGGCCAATCCGATTGTCTATGACCACAGCCTCCAGCAGGACACGGCCACGCAGTACTCGATCAATCCGTACATTGAGTACGACCCAACGCTTCCGACCTTCACGACGATGGTGTGTCCGAATGGCGAGTGTGCCACCCGGGGAAAGGAGTCCTCCATCAAGGGCATCAAACTTGATGCTGCGACCGTGATGTGGTATTACCGTTGCACTGTTTGTAAGGAGACGTGGAAGCAGCTCGCACGTCAGAATGATGAGTAACCTGGCTCGCTACCACCCCGCCTGCTGGGGGAGACGAGTGTAGGTGTTCGTCGAGGACTTAAATCCAGCCGGGAGACCACCCGGGCGCTGGACACGAGACGACCCAAGGGCCCCTGACGTGCCCGCATAGGAGACAGTCGACCGTGCATCGGGATTGGACCGGGTCTGGACGACCTGCGGACCCACAACCCGAGACAAATTGGTCACGGCCATATTTGTATTTGCATAGGTGGTGACGGTGAGGGCGCCCGTTTTTCCGGTAATTGCAGTGCCTGTCGATCCAGACTGAACACTGAAGAGAGTTGAAGACGGAGCCCGGTACACCGTGCCGAGAGACACATTGAAGGCGGTCGTTCCCGTCAGTCCTGAAATGGTGATCGTCGACCCGCTCACCACTCCATGGCCTACACTCGTGGTATAGTAGACAAATCCCGTAATCGTTCCAGTCTGCCCGGTCACTGCGGTCCCCGTGGTCGCGCTGCCGAGCGCGAACGTCAGCGTCCCCGTGTCAACAGAAAGCACGGTGGCACTCGCGGCGGTGAATGTCGTGACTCCCGTAATCGAGATCACGTCTCCGGCGAGAAGTCCAGTATCGAGGCTGGTCGTGTAATAGACCCGACCCGTGATACTTCCAGTTCCCGTGGCCGTTCCGCTCGCAGCCCCCGTTGCAGGAATCGTGAACGACGTCGGGCTCACAACTGTCACAACACCCGCGCGGTTCGGAGTCGGGAGGAGGTCTCCCGTGAATCCAGAGACGGTGTACGTCGAGCCACTCGTCAGCCCGTGGGGGATAGACGACGTGTAGGTAATCTTGGTCCCATCTGCAGTGGCCGCCGAGAGAATGTTCGTTTTCGCCTCCGTCACAGGTGTGCTCGTGGCGTCCGTCACCAGTGCAGAGCGGGTCGATGTCGTCGTCGTCGCGGGCGTCGTAACAAAGGCCGCCTGACTCGCGAGAAGCTGTGCGTTGATGAGAGACTGCGAGAGAGACACATTGTCCCGTGTTTGGATGGCAGGACGAATGGCAGAGGCCGCAGACGCCTTGAATTTGAGATACTGTGTATACTCCGAAGCAGAGAGAGTCGGCATTACTTTACTTCAAGAACAGTTTCCGCCCCGCCTGCGGTGACTCCCACTGCGGGATGGCAAGAACGGTTCCAGAGATGTAGCGCCGAACCTCGGAGGCTCGAAGCTGAGAGGCCTGGTAGCCACCCTTCACGGGAGCTACAAAGGTGCGGGACTTTTTCGTCGGATCTGGGGTCACGGTTGCAGCTGCCTTGAGCATGCGCGTCATCTGAGAGGCATCGGGGACACTGGGCATTTAGTAAAACGGAAGATTTTCGCTGAAACCTTCGTTGAGGTATACAATGGAGCACCCCGAAGTCAAGCCCGTCTTTCGTTCGCAGGTTGTCGAGTCGGTCCAGCAGCCCCGTAAGACCCGAGGCTATTACACCAAATACGAGTACACGGCCCTCGTCGCCATGCGGGCCCAGCAGCTGGCCGAAGGCGCAAAGCCCCTGGTTGAGCTGACAGGACTCCGCCAGAGCGACCCGCTGTTTGTCTGGAACGTCGCCAAGCGCGAGATTGAGCTACGCAAGCTTCCCTTCGTTGTCCGTCGTCAACTTCCCGATGGAACGGCTGAGTTCTGGTCCACGCAGGAGCTGGAAATCGTCTGGTAAAAGAACAAATGGATCCGTTTGGAGACCTGGACGCGAAGCTGGAAGCAGACCTGCAGAAAGACGCGTTCAAGACAAAGCTGGCGGCGTTCCTCAAGGCCTACGTCGCGAAGGATCGTGACACCGTTGGAAGGATGCGGAAGGATCCGCAGGTGGAGTGGATTTTTCAGTTCACGACCTACTACGACCTCAAGAAGAGAGAGGGAAGCCTCAATGCACACGAGCGCGCCACACTGGTCGACATTGGAGAGAAGTACCGCAGCATTCCAAAGGCGTATTCCAACGGGGTGCTCAAGGCGATGCTGACGCCTGTTGCCCTAGCGGTCTCACCAGAGGTTGCGCGCATTCAGAAATATGGAATTGCGACCCGCGAGGATGCGTTTGCTCTCGCAAAGGGGAAGGGACGCTCTCGCCGTCGTCGGCTTACACGTCGCCGCCGTACCACTCGTAAGAGGTCATGAGCACTCTGTATCTTTGGATTGCAGACCCGATTCTGCGTCAGGCCATGCGCGAGCACACTGCCAATCGTCGTGCAACGGACAGCGGGGTTGACCTCATCTGCCCACACCACGTGTTTTCCAATCTGCCCCAGAACTTCCTCGGTCGTGAGATTCGCACCGGTGTCGTGGCTGCGGCAACCAGCGTGATTCACGGACCCGCCCCGGTTCTTCTCCTGGCCCGGTCGTCGACGTCCATGACCCCCCTTCGGATGTCCAACCAGATTGGCCTTGCAGATGCGGGCTATCGGGGCGAGCTCATTGCGCGCGTGGACTACTTCGGGAAGGAGTACGAGTATGAGATTCCGTTTGGCCGTCGTCTCTTCCAGATTGTGGCCCATGACTGGCTCCCGTTTACGACGATTGTGATTGTGGATCGTCAGGAGGACCTTCCTGCTGCCCCAGACCAGCGAGGAGCTGGTGGATTTGGGTCGACCGGTCAGTAAGGTAAAACCACAGAATAAACGAACCGACTAATGTCCCCAAGGAGATCCACCCCAAGACTTCCATTCTTGTCTTTCCTCTAGACAATGCCGGGTCGTCGCGATACGTGGGACAAACCCCTTCCTCGTCAAAATATCGTCATCATTCGCAGGGCGGACCGGACTCCTTTGACCCGTCGCCAGCGTGCCGAGCTCTCGGAGCTGAATGCCGAAGTCGATACCCCTCCGGATGAACGGAACCTCTGGACCACCGAATACAAGCTCGCGCGCGGGGTTGGTCAGGACTCGAGCCCAACAAAGGTTCAGGGAGGTCGTCGCAAGACCCGTCGCTCAAAGCGCAAGAGCCGCAAGAATCGCCGCTAACATCAGAAAGAGGCCATCAGCCCACCCATGCTCCTTCGACGCCCCAAACACAGAAATCCCAAAGATGTCCCGGAGACCTCCGGACGCGTTTGCGAGCACTGCAAGAACGACAAGGACGATCAGAATCCACTGTTTCGTCTTCGTCATTGAAAACCGATGTATGTTCTCTTCCGAGAAACAACGGTACCATGAACTTTACATCTGATCTGCTTGTGAAGCTTACGCCCCAGGAGCGACTGCTCCTTCAGGTTCTCTACGACCGCGTGTCCGCTCCTCCTCCACCTCCCTCCGAGTGGCCGTGGACGATGAAGGGTCCTGCGACAGACGCGCAGGCGTTCAAAGCCCGGAGAGGCGTTCCAAGTCCGCAGCTGACGGCGGGTAGATCAGGAGCGTCTGTCCCGCCGCTGGAGGAGCGAGCATCTTCGGCGCATCGTGGGTCACCAGACGCATCGCCTGCGCAACATCAATCGACTCCGTCGGAGTAAAGCGGGAGTGGTCCTTCACGATATCCTTCGCAATCGCATCGATCTTGACGTCCTTCGTCCAGACGAGCACGCCGAATCCAAGAATCAGCATCAGGGCAAACCCGAGCAGGGCAAAGTTGCGATAGGTTGCACGGAGGAGCATTGTTGATTCGCCAGAGAAGAAAAACGGAAGTCTCCGAGACTACCAAGAGAAGACCCATCATGGACTTCCCCATTCCCGTTCGCTGTTACACGTGCAATAAGCCTCTCTATGGAAAGTGGAAGTCCTATCTGGA